GAAATACGCAATTACAATCACGCACACGATTAAACACGCAATCACACGCTTAAACTCATATTTCCCGGCGCACCGGTCGCCCCTGACCCCCCTGCTGGAAAATGCGAAATTACAACTTGGAACCAAAGTTTCGCTTGCTCGACCTGTTCTGTGGCGCTGGCGGCGGCGCAGAAGGCTATCACCGCGCAGGCTTTGAGGTAATCGGCGTTGATCACCGCCCGCAACCAAATTATCCTTTTAAGTTTCACCAGGCCGATGCACTAGAGTTTGCGGAAAGTTACGGATCGGGATTTGACGTGATCCACGCTTCACCTCCATGCCAGGCTTACGTTGGTCTCCGCAACATCACCGCCGCCCGCTACGGCCAAGATTCGCTACCACAACATCCTGACCTGATTGAAGCAACCCGCAAGGTACTCCAAGCCTCCGGCAAAAGCCGGCAGCTTCTAGCCGCCCTGGGCGGATATGTAGCAAAGCAGATTGGCGAAAACAGCCTTTCCGTTTTGAGGCCACAATCTCCGCTCTTTGCGCCCTGGCTCCGGGCGCACGCTTTGCTCCATGTGGCCGTTCGCGCTGCCCGCACCACCAAAACCAGCCTAAAGGCTGTGGTGGCTTGGTTGCGCGCCCAGGCCACACTACGCGGCGCTTCGCCCTCGCCAGCGCGCAAATTCGCTAGTTGTGCAAGCCCCGCTAGCGCAACCCTGGCGAGTACACCAGCTTTGCACTGCGCTTTGCGCTCTCGCTCTCGTGAATGTCCTCGCTCCGGAGGCGCTGGCGAGTACACCAGCGCCACCGTCGCTAGAAACAGCACACCCGCTTGGGCGGGCCTGGCGAGTACGCCAGCACCGCCCGGCGCTATTGACAAGTAGCCCCCTTTCCTGTAAAATAAGACATAATGACCAAACGCCAGTGCATGGCTACCAACGCGAACGGCGAACCGTGCAAGGGCTGGGCAGTACAAGGCTCAAACCCTCCCCGCTGCGGAGCGCACGGAGGAGGCAAGAACAAACCCGGCCCCCCCGCTGGTAGCCAAAACGCCTTAAAACACGGTCACTACGCTGCTAACTCTCTCCCCGAACTGGCCGGCGACGAGTGCGACATCGACGTCATCATCCACAATCTTTTCCAACGTCAACAAGCCCTCAACACCTACATCAACGATCATCCTGACACCACAGTAGACGAACTGGCCCATTTACTGCAAATTCACGGACAGAACGCTAGCAGGCTTGGCCGGTTGATGCGTGACCGAAAAACTATCGCACCAGAAAGCAGCAAAGGGTTAACCAGAGCTATAGACCTCGCTCTCAATGAATTAGCTGATCGGCTAGGGACTAAAACTTGACAACCGAACACCCCAACACGGACTTGCTGGCTACTATCAAACTGGCAACCGACCCCCTAGCCGCCGACCTGCGCGAACTGCGCGGCCTGGTTACTAATCTGATGACTAAGCTCACTACCACCGTTGCCAAACACGACAAGGCCATCAACACTATTCGCGATTTGCAGCGAGAGCAAAAAGCGCTCGCTATACGGATAAACAAGGTCGAAGATGCTATCACGTACTTTAAACAAGTAACCAAGGTCCTGCAATGGATTGCTCTCGCGTTTGGCGGGATGCTTGTCGCCCTTCTTTGGAACATTTTTACCGGCCAAGTTGACGTAATCTTCAAATGAATGGAAATTCCACCCAACGTTATTGTTCATTGGCTATCCGACATCGAGCGGTTTTCTCGCCTGGTGCTGAACCGTCCGTTGCGCTCGTACCAGCTCTTGCCAGCCCGCACTATCCTAGAATCAGTCACCCAGGGCCACGGAGACGAATTCGCCGTAATGATGTGCCGACAGGCCGGCAAGAACGAGGTTGCCGCCCATCTCGAAGCCTACTTGATGAATCTCTATCAGCGTCGAGGTGGACAAATCATCAAGGCTTCACCCACGTTCAAACCCCAGACCATCAATTCAATGCTACGACTCGAAGCCTGCCTGGACAATCCTTGGAACGCCAGGCAATGGCGCAAGACAAAAGGCTACATCTACAAAATCGGCAATGCCCGCACAATGTTCTTTTCAGCAGATCCAACCGCAAACGTGGTTGGAGGCACGGCTTCACTACTCCTGGAGTGCGACGAGGCCCAAGACGTCACCGAAGGCAAGTGGAACAAGGACTTTGCGCCGATGGGCGCCAGTACCAACGTAACTACGGTTTATTGGGGGACAGCCTGGACTTCACAAACTATGCTGGCCCAACAAGTCCACCACCTGACACGCCAGCAGACCAAAGACGGCCGGCAACGGGTCTTTCGGTTCACTGCCGACCTCGTAGGCAAAGAGATCCCCGCATATGCCACCTACGTTCAAAAGCGAGTAGCCAAACTAGGCCGAAACCACCCTCTCGTCAAAACTCAGTATTACCTCGAAGAGATCGACGCCCAAGCCGGCATGTTCCCCCCCCAACGCCAAGCATTGATGCGCGGCAGCCACGACCGGCGACACGAGCCGGAGGCCGGCCATCGCTACGCACTCTTGCTCGACGTAGCCGGAGAGGACGAGGCCAAAGGCGACTCACTCGAACGCGCAATGCTCTCCAACCCCAAGCGCGACGCTACCGCGCTCACTGTGGTCGACGCAGAGTATCATTACGGCAAGCTGCCGGTTTACCGCACCGTAGACCGCAAGTTATGGCTAGGCATCAAACATACCTCTCTTTATCAGCGCATTTTGGCCCTGGCTCGCTTCTGGCGCGCTGTTTGGGTAGTGGTCGACGCCACCGGCCTCGGCCACGGCCTGGCATCGTTTCTCTCCGAGGCGCTAGGAGACCATACCGAGGGCGGCCGAGTGATCCCAGTTGTTTTCTCGCACAAAACAAAATCCGATCTCGGCTGGAACTATTTGGCCGTGGTGGAAACTGGCCGCTACCACGACTATACCAACGATCAAGCTCCAGACACCCGGCAGTTCTGGCACGAAGTGGGCGCTTGCCAGCGCGAGGTCGGAACTGGCCCCAACCACAGTCTCAAATGGGGTGTGTGGGACAACCCGGCCTACGACGGTCTGATCGCTCACGGCCACGACGACGCGCTACTCAGCGCCTCTCTTTGCGCCGTCCTGGATCAACAAGAATGGCCCGGAGTTGGTCTGAGCGGCGTTGTAGAAGCCCTAGACCCCCTAGACGAGATAGACAGCACCACTTCTTGGGGGTAAATTTCTCTACCATCAGTCCAACTTCCGACTATATCTATTATGTCAAGTAAACAGCCGGTACTAGATCGAATAGCTCACTTTCTGTTTGGCAGTGTGATCGAACGCGCCATTCAAGCAGCCGTTTCAGTCAAGATTGACGACTCGCCTGGATGGGATTCTCACTCAGCCGGCCCTACAGACCGCCCCTGGCATGAGCATCTGTTAGACAAGGAGGCTGGATTCGCAGCCTGGCGCAACAATTTTTTCGCGCGACGCATCGTTACGCTAACTCGATCTTATGTCGTCGGCAGCGGGATAACCCTTACCAGCAACGACCCTGACGTTGAAAAGTTTCTCCGTGCTTTTTGGGAACATCCAACAAATAAGATGAGCACCCGGCTTGGAAATCTCTGTGACGAGCTTACCCGGGCCGGCGAATACTTCCCCATTCTGTTTACTAAACGCACAGACGGAATGAGCTACATTCGCTTTATTCCGTCTAGCAAAATTCGAGTGATCACCACAGACCCCACCGACTACGAACGTGAAACCGAGTACGAGCAAGTTACTACAACCGGCCAACCAAAACTTTGGATTGGTCAGCATCACCCCAACGCCTTCCGTCGCACACGTGGAGGCCCAGGCGGTCATCTCGAACCCTTGATGTTACACTACACAATTAACCGCCCCGTCGGCAGTACCCGAGGCGAGAGCGACCTGGCCCCTATACTGCCTTGGATCAAACGCTATACCGCATGGCTCAAAGATCGGGTACGCTTGAATCGAATCCGCACACGGCAAGGAATACTCGTTGTCACCCTCAAAGATGAAACCCAAGTTAAGGCCAAGCGCCAACAGCTACGCACTTCCAACCCGCTCGAACACGGAATCTACGTCAAAGGCTCAAGTGAGGAACTAGAGCTACTCAGTCTTAACATTGACGCGCGAGGCGCTGAGGAAGATGGCAAAATCCTACGTATGGCAATCGCCACAGGTAGCAATGTTGGCCTTCACTATCTGGGCGAAGGAGCCGACGTCAACTATGCTACCGCTAAAGAGATGGGCGAACCCACTGCACGCTTCTACACTGAACGCCAAGAAGTCTTTATCGAACATCTCAAGAACTTGGTCGAGATAGCTTACCACCGCTATGCCGCTGCTCTTGGACGCGCTTTGCCCTCAGATTTTGACCCTCAACTTGCTCACTCAACCGAAGAGATCGCCCGGGCCGACAATCAAACTCTCTCCGAGGCTGCTCACACTATTGTCCAGGCGCTAGCGGAGATGAAAGCTAACGGGTGGGTAGACGACGAGACTGCCATCCGACTAGCCTTCAAATTCGCAGGGGAAACCTTAACCAAAGATGAGATCACGCACATACTGAGTAGCCAGACAGCGACCAACCCCACCGCAGACTAAAATACAAACGACCAAAAAAGGAGTCTTATGGCTGATCCAGTCATTCCGGCAGAAAAACAGCACTGCAAAACCCTTTCCGGGCGCGTCCTTATCCAACCCAGTAAGGCCTCTACTAGAAAAGAGTACGAGTGTATCTTTATGCGCCCCGGCCGCGTTATGCGCGACGATGGTACAGAAAGCGATTGGCTGATCCCCGCCGACGTGATAAAGGCAGCAGCTCCCTTGTTCAACAGCGTATCCTGCTTTCTCGACCACCCCGAATTGTTTGGGTTCGGCTGGTATCAAAACCCCAAGGTTGAAAATCTTGTTGGCGTCACTTTCAACAGTCGTTGGTCTGACGAAGAGAACGCCTTATTAGGCTGCATCAGGCTATACGACGAACAGCCTGGCAGTCCTGGATCTTTCGTCGGCGCACTGCTAGACCAAATGTTGGCCGACAAAGAGCAGGGCCTAGAACTGCCCCAGACCGGACTGTCCACTGTCAGTTTCCATACCACCAGGCTAGACGAGCAAAGTGGACTGACAGTCACAACCGAAATCACCCACGGCGAATCCGTTGACGTCGTTTATTCGCCTGGCGCTGGAGGATATGTGCGGGCCGCCCTCAGCGCTATAGGATGGAACAAAGATGCCCGCGCTTTTGCTTTAGGGGCTGTGCCCCGTACCCCACAAGGAGGTAGCATTATGCCGAATGAACCGACCGCACCGTTGGGGGCTGGCAAAGATTCGCAAGAGGCCCAGCCCAACTCGGAACTGTCAGACACGCTTACCGCTCTCGACCAGCGGTTAGAAGCTTTGTCCGACCAGATCGCGGGAGCGCTACCCGTCCCCGCTCCCAATCCCGATCTGCCAGAACCCAATGAGGACGACAGCACGAACCGCTTGGACACTCTCACTGACGCCGTAGAGCGCCTGGCCGGGATAATAGCCGATCAGGAAAATCCCATTAAGGACATGGGGGCCCCCCAATTACGAGGAGGTCTCACTGGGCTAGATCAGGTAACAGCTGCGACCGAGGCTATGCTGCTCGGAGTCCGTCCGCCTAACAACATCCAGCCCCTGACCGGTATCCGTGAGTTGTACCACCTTCTGTCCGGTGACTTTGAGATGACGGGAATGTTCAACCCTGACCGTGTTTATCTCGCCAACGTCACCTCAGCTACCATGGCCAAGATCACCGCCGACGTCCTGAACAAACGAGTGATCAACGCTTTCCAAGCTTACCCCCGCTGGTGGGAAAAGATCATTTCCCCCGAGGACTTCAACAGCTTGCAAGATGTCAAGTGGATCACCCTCGGCGGCGTAGGCGAGCTTCCCACAGTCGGCGAAGGCCAAGCCTACCAGGAAATGAGCTGGGACGACATCGAGCAGAAAGACTCTTTCGTGAAGAAAGGTGGGTACCTCGGTCTAACGCTCGAAGCTATCGACAAGGACAATGTAGCCAAACTACGCACAGCGCCGCGCGCACTGGCTCAAGCCGCCTGGCTAACACTCTCCAAGTCGATCTCCTCGATCTTCACTGCCAACTCCGGGGTCGGCCCCAACATCTACTACGACGACAGCAACACCCGCGCTCTTTTCCACGCCACCAACGGCAACCTCGGTTCGAGCGCCCTAAGCTGGGCTGCCTACAAAGCAACCAACATCGCAATGAAAAAGCAGACCGAGCATAACAGTGACGAACGCCTGGGCGCACTGACAGCAGCCTACTATGTACTCGTACCCATCGACCTGACCGCTCTCGCCACCCAAATTCTAGCCAGCGCTGGCGAACCTGGCACTGCCGACAACGACATCAACCCGTATGCCGAGGGCAACGACCGCAGCGCCCTACTCCGCAGCGCGCGTGAGCGCGTCATTGAAGTACCCCTATGGACCAACACTGCTAACTGGGCCACTGCCGCCAATCCGCAGCTCTATCCTTCAATCGGCCTCGGCTTCCGCTACGGACACACTCCCGAGATCTTCAGCGTAGCAAGTCCTACGGCCGGCCTGATGTTCACCAACGACACCATGCCCATCAAAGTCAGGTTTTTCTACGCCACCGGGCCGATGGATTGGCGTGGCCTGTACAAGCACAACATATAAAATAAAAGGGGACTGACCACCCCCTCGCTTGAGTCCGGAGGCGGGCCCTCCTACCCGCCTCCGGCAGAGTTTCAACAGGAGACAATAATCAAACAAACGGAGGCAAGAAAATGTTGAGAGGATTTCCAGTCACAATCGCGCTACCTGGCACCATCACCGCCGACTTTGAAGCGTATTTTAAAGCGCCCTGCAATCTCACACTGATCGCCATCAGCGCAGGTGCAGACAACGGCAGCACCGCTACACTAAACGTCGGCACCACCAGCGACGAGGACGGCTACTTGGACGCCGTGGATTTTGGCGATAGCGACGTCCCCACCCTGTTCGAGATTGCCGACTTCAACGGTGATCTCGTCACTGATCAGGGCAAAGAATATCCCCACATCACTGCCGGCACTGTCATCGCAGTCGGCATTGACGTAGATGGCAGCACCGACCCCGTTGATCCCTGCGTCGTCCTTTGGTTCACAGAGGGGTAGCAATGAAGAAACTGCTTAAAACAGACACGCCAAAGGTAAGCGCCGCTGCACAACAAGCTGGAGTAACAGCAATACAATCCGCCTGGGCTGAAGGTGACAATATCCACCTGGTTACCCCCTACGGAGTGACAATAGTTGCCCCCGCAGACGGCAGAACCGAAGCGATACCCAGACCCGCCCCCGGCAAGATCTACGCAGATTTCACCAAGATATCAGGGATTGGAAAGGTAACAGCCGATGCACTACATCGAGTGGGCTACACATCCTTTGCACAGCTAAAGGCAGCTGAACCCGGCAACTTACTTCCCATCCCCCATGTGACAAAAAACACCATCCAAGCTATAGCAAACCACAAGGAAGGTTGAACAATGAACCTGACGCAAAATCAAAAACTGTGGGCCACCACCCCCAAGGAGACAAACAAATGAATATCACACCCGTACAAAAGAAATGGATCGCCTGGATTCTTGTCGCGCTCGTCATCTTTGGCGTCAATACCTACCTCGGCGTCAGCTATCCCATCCCAGAACCGCCAGCCGAAGCCATCGTTGAGTTGGGTACTACCCACTTTACCGATCTGGAAGCCGAAGACATCACAGCCACTGACGATTTGACCGTCACTGACGACGCTGCCGTTGGAGGAGACCTCGGCGTCACCGGCGACCTTGGCCTCATTGGCGACTTTGCTGCAGCGGGAAAGAATACCCTCGACCTGGTGATTTTCGACCACACCGCACTCACGGCCACTACAACTACAATCACGCCAACCCATACATTCTACAGTCTAGACACTGCCGCTGCAGTAACTATTACCCTGGCTGCTTCCGGTACAGAAGGGCAGTTGCTCGTTTTAATCAACGACGACGCCAATGCGCTCGTCATTGCCGACACCAACCTGGTAAGCGCAGACGGGAACGCTATCACACTCTCCAATGCCGACGACACCGCCATCTTCATCTACCAAGATAGCAAATGGCACGAATTAGCTTCACTAGACGGTAGCTAATGAAAATCGTCGCTTACTGCGCCCGCTCTCTCAGTGGCGCAATAGAGAAGGCAACGCACACAATACCGCTTACCTCACCACCGCTCACACTGGACAGCTTCAAACCCGTGTGGCTTGAGGGAAAGGAACTGATCTACTTCAAGCTACACGGGCTACCAGACCAAGCCTATTGGTATGGCGACAACTGGACAACCGCACTATCAGCAAACCTCATTAGAAAAGCCAACCTGCACAACACCATTATCTTCGTAGCCAACTGCTACCTGTACGAAAAGTGCGAGGGTAGTCACAAAATGGGGCCAATGCTCAATGCCTTACTAGACGCAGGAGCAAGCGCCGTCGTCGGCGGACCGGGCAAAAACTACGCTAAAAGTGACACAATCTTTGGCGCTGATCAGCTCGGAGCACTCTTTGTACGTTGGATCAAACTCGGCTTTAGCGCACTAGCCGCCTTCAATTTGGCCCAAAAGCAATTCGCCTTTCAAGCCTGGCAAGTCCGCAAGGCAAAGCAAGCAACCAAGGACGAACGTCTAGCAATGAAAGATACTCTAGAATTTCAAATCTTTACGGAGGCCCCCTAATGGATAGAATACAATTCTCAACCGGCGCAGCCGTTGGGAACGACGGCGCTGCCATAGCTACCGGCTACAGCCCGCACGCAAAAGGAAAGGTGCTGGCCGTCCACATAGACTACGTACATAGCCCCCCGGCCGGCACAACCGACTTTACCCTGTCCGACGAAAACGACCCAGCCAGCGAGGCCATTATCAGCCTGACCAACGCTGCCACCGACATCAAAATCTACCCCCGCCGCATCACTGAAACAAACGATGGCACTGACATTCTCTACGTAGCAGGCGAGGAAGTCCACGAATCCTACATCGTGCATGGCCGGCTCGAGGCCACAATCGCCGGGGCCAACGCGGGGGATTCAGTCACAGTAACGGTGTGGATGGACTCCTAACCCACAAGGAAAATGGCGACATTCGACAGCAGAACACCAACAGTAGACACGTTTATAAACAGCGACTCGCCCACAGCGCGAAATGACACCTCAACCGCCCTGGCGGTAAGAAATTTTCGCAATGGCGCAGGCACACAACGCCGCTCTATTGTGCTGTGGGACCTGTCTAGCCTAGCAGGCGCAACGATCAACAGCGCCAGCCTGACCTTCAATAACCAGATCACGCTCACGAACGGCGCTAACTACATCGCCTGCTACCGGCTAGATACGTATACGCCAACAAACGCCGCTACCTGGAATCGCTACGATGGAGCCAACGATTGGGATACTGGCGGCGGTGACTATGCCGCCGCCGCAACGGATACGATCGAGATCACACCGTTAAACAACAATGCCGTGGCAGGCGACGATTGCGAATTCGACGTTGCCGCTGACGTACAAAACTTTGTCAACGGAACACACACCAATCGCGGTTGGCTACTCCGTTTTACCGGCAATGCCTCAGAAAATGAAGATGGAAAGTGGGATCCGCAGAGTGATGCAACGGAAGCGGATAGACCAAGACTGCTCATAGACTACACAGAGGCAGCAGGCGGAATCGTACCTCTCAGACGGCGAATCGAAGGCTACTAACGAGGTGAC